GAACGGCCAACAGCTGAGCCAGCACATCTCGAACCTCTGGCCCTTTGGTGGGATCCATCACCGCCGCGAATGTGCGTGCGGTCACCCGACTCTCGATCTCCTGCAGTGCATTCATGGTGTCCATCAACAGCTGGATGGAGATGTCGGCCGTGGACAGGGTCATGGCCATCGCGATAGCGGTTGAATTCAGGATCCCAAGCACGCGGACGCGGCTCAAGAGTCTGGTCCGAGACATCCGACGCAGCTGAGTCCTTCTGCTCCGGTCCTTCCCCTTCTGCTGATCAGGTCCCTCGCGGCCAGAGCAGACCGGTAGAGGGCCGCGCCGCTCCGCCGCCCGTTTCCCCACCGCCACCACCACCGCTACCTCCACCACCGGAGCCGGAGAGCAGCGGTCCCTGCTGCGGATGCTGGCGGGCGCCCATCGCGCTCATCGGCGGGAAGTGGCGGATGAAGTCAGCCGTGCCGGTGATGAGCTGCAGGCCCTGGGGCGGCAGGCCGCTGATGAAGTGGAGCTCGTTGCACTCCCGCCAGTGGCTCAGGGCCAGGGGTGAGCTCCAGGGGCTGGGCTGGTTGTGGCTGGTGCCGGCTGGCAACCAGAGCCACACGTCCCGCTCGGTGGAGCGTTGGCCCAGCTGCAGCATCACCCCATCGGGGCGGGTGACCTTGCCGAAATGGGTGCTGGCGCCGCGGATCGAGGTGGAGCCGATGAACAGCGGCGCCGGCAGCTGGATCAGCGGCGGTGGTGAATCGAAAAGTCCCTGCGCCTGGAGAGTGAAGTCGAAGTGGCCCAGGGCGATGCCGCTGCGCAGCTGGTGGCCATTGGCATGGATGCTGGAGCCGATGGCGGAGGGGAGGCCACCAAAGCGGTTGCCCGAATAGCCGTGCAGCACCACCTGCCCATAGAACTGCTTGCTGGTGCGGGGGAAGACGGCAATCGAGTTCCAGCCCGTCGTGCCAGGGCTCTTGTAGAGGGCGTGGCAGCAGTCGCGGTGCAGGTCGTCATTGCCGCCATGGGTCTTGAGGGCCCAGCAGAAGAACTCCTGTCCGGGGGTGGTGTCCTGGGCGATCAGCAGGATCGCGCCGATGGAGGTGGCGCCCGTGAGCGTGCTGTCGAGGTAGGCCAGTCCGGTGCTGTTGGCGGTGGAGTTGCCGTAGGAGCCGTAGCCCCCGTTGCTGGTGTTGTTGGTGAAGGTGCTGGCCAGCGCGTTTCCAAAGACCGCGCTGCTGCTGGATTGGGTGTCGCCCTGGGCTGTGGTGCTCTCGGTGAGGAACCAGAGGTGGGCGGGTTCAACGGGATGGCCCAGCTGCCAGGTGTAGCCCCAGCGGTTGGCCGTGGCATCCGCATGGGAGCGAACCACCGAGAGGGGGGTGCTGGCGTTGCCGGGCAGGGCGTTGACCAGGGCGGCAAAGGCGCGAAAGGCCCCGTCGAGCTGCATGCCGACCCCTGCCGGGTCTTTGCTGGTCCACTTCCAGCTGCCGGGAGCAAAGGACTGGCAGAACACCTGATAGGTCATGGCGTAGGGGCCGCTGTCGAGGTGGGGTCTTTGGTGCGGAGCAGCAGGCCATGGCCGCCGATCGCCAGCCACTCGCTGCCATCGGGCGGCTTGAAGTAGCTCATCGCCCCGCTGCTCAGGTTCAGCGCCGCGAAATCAGGAGGAAGGATCAGGGGTTCCCAGAACTGGGCCGGTTCGTTGGCGGTCTCGTAGTAGCTCCAGTCGGTGGTGGCGAGCACCAGCTCGGCCGGCCGGCGGATCTGGATCGGAGTGGAAGAGTTCTCGCGCAGCAGGGTGCGGGAGCCGGAGGGCTGGCCCGAGCGCACGTTCCAGCTCACCGCCCGCAGCGCATCGAAGGTGGTGGACGGGGGCGAGGCCGCCAAGATCCAGTGGCCGGACACCTGATCGCGAGCGATCAACAGCGGCACCGCCTGCCTGTTCGTGAAGCGGTGCTGGCTGTAGGCGAACACGAAGTATTCGCCCCCTGGCGCCACCGACCAGGCCACCTGCGCGGTGAAGGGCAGCGGCGTGGTGCTCCAGGTCCCGCTGCTGGTGCCCACATCTCCCGCCGGAAGCACCCAGCCCTGTTGGGTGTCGGCGCCCACGTAGGGCTCGGTGTTGCCGATGCCCGGACGAATCACCAAGGCGGTGCCGGTGAGGAACACCTCGAGGATCAGCACCGCCGGATTACCGCCGGGTGTGAGCTGCGAGAGGGTCGCCTCGATGCGCCAGCCGCAAGGATCGCTGGCGGTGGCCTCGGGGTTGGGCGCAGTGACGATGCGCAGCTGGTGCTGGTTCACCTGCGCGTTGGCCGCGGCGATCCAGTTCTGAAGGTAGCCGTTCACCTCCACCGCCACTGAGGGCCAGGTGGTGTCGGTGCCGACGCGGCTGATGTCGATCAGGGTGCGGCTCATTTCAGGGGGCCAGCACGACGGCGGAGACGGTGAGGGCGATGGCGGCCTGGGCAGTGCCGGTGTTGCGCACCAACGCCCGCAGCGGTGGGGCCGCCACAGCGTTTTCGGTTGTGAAGTAAGTGCCCCCTGGCGGGCCGGTGATGGTCAGATCGGAGGCAATTGTGGCGAGATCGAGCAGCACCCCGCTGGCTGGTGCCGGGTCCTGGGTGATGGGCCGGCTGCCATCGGCCTCGCGGGCAGCGGCGGAGCTGTAAAAGCTCACCCAGGCCGGCGTATCGGTGGTGACGGCCAGGAAATGGCCCAGTCGCCCCAGGCCGGGCAGGTCCAGCAGGGCGCTGGCCCCCGGCAGCAGCGGCGTGGTGGTGGCACTCACGTTCACCCGCTGACCGGGGACCTGGGTGCGCGGCAGCCAGTTGGCCATGACCGTGCCCTCTGGTGGTTACGGCAGCACCTGGATGCGGCGGATCGCCCGCACCTGGGTGGCCGAGGCGATCGTCTTGCTCTGGGCAAACTGATCGCCCAGATACGTCATCCGCTGGTAGGCGGTGCCGTTGGCCACCTGGGTCGAGGTCCAGTGGAAGAAGGGATCGTCGCCGTAGTTCTCATCGAAGTGCTTGAGCGTCTCGGTGCCATTGGCGCGGAAGGCGAGCACCGAGGTGAGGGCCGGATTGCTGTCGCTGTAGTTGCCGCCCGCCGGCACCGCATAGGGGTTGGCGCCATAGCCCGCCCCGGAATAGGTGCCAGCGATCGTCGCCTCCGGCTTGAAGGACCGATACAGCACGTCCCACTCCTGGGTGGCGGGGAGGTACCAGTCGTCGTAGCCGCCGATGTTGAGCGTGCGGCAGAACTGCGCCGCCGGATGGCTGGCGTTGTTCATCGCCTCGCTGTTCGCCCAGCCGTCGAAGACGCTCGTGGTGCCGCTGCTGGCGGTATTGGCAGTCTTCCAGGCCAGGTTGAGGGCCGAGCCGAGCGCCTTGGGCGAAATGATCAGCGCATGGGTCGCCACGCCATTGGCGGTGTGGCTGATCAGACCGGCGTAGTAACCGCCCTGGAAGGAGGTGCCGATGGCCGGCAGGTCAGCCACCCGGATCGGACCCAGCTGGTAGACGGTGCCGGTGAGCAGGTCGAGGTAGAGGTCGCCATCAACGGCACCCGGGATGTTCAGAGGTGGAGCGCCGCTGCCGGTGAACCAGCCGGTGCCGCGGGGGCCGATCGCGCCATCGATGCCTGCCGGACCCTGGATGCCCTGGGGCCCTTGCGGTCCGGCCGGGCCCTGGGGGCCGGCGGCACCAGCCGGGCCGGCCACACCCGCGGGGCCTTGCGGGCCCTGGATCGAGCCACCATTCACCCAGCTGCTGCTGCCCGAATCCCAGACCCGCAGCGAGTCATCGGCCTGCACCAGATAGGCATCGCCCTGGGCGGCACCTGTGGGCAAGGCGGCGAGGGTGGCGACCTGGCCCTTGAAGTTGATGCCGATGCCTGCAGGGCCCTGCACACCCTGGGGACCGGTCGGGCCTGCGGGGCCAGATGGTCCGGCAGGGCCTTGCGTCCCCTGCAGTCCGGCGGGGCCCTGGGGTCCCTGGGGACCTGCTGGGCCCTGGACGCCCTGCATACCGGGCGAGCCCTGCGGGCCGGCGGGTCCCTCAGGACCGCGGATCGAACCGGTGGAATTCCAGGAGCCCATCGCAGAAGCAGTGCAGGCCTGGCCTTGTGGCCGGGCGGGTCACCAGCTATTGCCATGCAAGGGCCCCCTTTGGGGCTCAGATCACCATCTGCCGCAGGCTCACCGCCGAGGTGTTGAGCAGCATGTAGATGTAAACAATCTCGCTATTCCCCTCGCGGAAGGACACATCAAAAGCCGTGTCGCCCACCACCGCGGCTCCTTGCGGGTAGAGCATGGTGGTCCAGCCGTCCATGGCGGACTGGGCGAAGTCGTAGCGGAACCAGCGGCTGGTGGCGTCCTTCTGCAGGTAGAGGAAATCGCCGTTGTAAACCAGCTTGGTGCCCGCCGCGAAGGTCTCCGTCGCCGGGGCATAGGGCAGGGCGTTCTCCCAGGTGTTGGCGGCGATGTCATACCGATCGAGCACCGCGGAGCCGCCGCCTCGGAAGGAATAGAGGTAGCGGCCATTACGGATGCTGTTCTCGCTGCTCCAGTCGCTGGCACTCACCGAGTGGATCCAGTGGCCCGAAAGTCCCGCCCCCGGCGCTGCGGCGCGGGCGGTGGTGGGCGTAAGGGTCGACCAGCTGTTGGCGCTGATGCTGTAGCGGTACAGCGTGACGGCGTTGTTGCCGATGAAGTACAGCGCATCGTCATTGCCCTCCAGGCTGTACTGGCTGGTGGCATCGGGAGCCGTGCTCCAGGCGCTGCTCACCGTGAGGGTGGTGGCGGTGTTGCTCGCCACAGTGCGGATCTGCCCGGCGCCGGTGCCGGCGGTGATCCGCAGCTGGCTGTTGGCCCACTGATTGGTGGTCCAGCTCTTGGCGGTGTTGGTGAGGGTGGTGCTGCTGCCGCCGGTGGCGGTGCCTGTGGCAAAAGAGCGAAACCCGGTATCGATCCAGGCGGGGGTCGCCATCAGGCGTCCATCGGTGCCGATCGTGGCCGGCAGGCCGGTGTGGGCGAGGGTGACCCAGCTGTTGGTCGCGAAGTCGTACCGCTTGAAGGAGCCCGCAGCGAGGGTGCCGGCACCCAGCACGTAGAAGGTGGGGGTGAGCAGGCGGTACTGGGTGGTGGCATCAAAGGCCGTCGCCTCCGCCTCCGTGAAGGTGAGCACGGCATTGGCGCCGAGGCTGTTGGCGGCGATGGTCTTGAGCCGGCCAGCGTTGGTGCCGCCCACGATCAGCACGCTGTAGCCGCGCAGGTCCCGCTGCAGGTTCTGATTGGTGGTGAGGCTGGTGGTGCTGCCGCCGCTGGCGGTGAGGCTGGTCGCAGCGGCGGTGGCGCCGGTGGAGAAGGAGGCAGCCGTCCCGCACGCCCCCGCCCCGAAGGTCCCCGCCAGGGCAGGGGAGGGCACCTGCACCCAGCCGTCTTCTGCTGGGTTGTAGAGATAGGCGGCGGTGTTGGACTGCACCAGCAGCAGCTGCTGGCGGTAGTGCCGGCTGGAGACGATGAAGTGGCCGGAGGCGGTAGCGGCTGGCGCTGGGGTGCAGAACTCCCAGCGCTTGAGATCGAGGATCTTGCGGTTGCCGTTGCTGATGGGCATCTCAATTCACCTCAGCTCACGGTGATGTTGCGCCGCAGGGAATCGGCGGAGAGGTGCATCAGGGCGGGGATCTGATCGTTGGCGCCGTAACCGCCCACCTGGCTCTGGTTGGTGAGGGTGGAGCAGGTGGTCAGGGTCGTCAGGGTGGTGACGTTCCAGGTACCGGATTGGGTGGCGGCCACAGTCGCTGGGGCCGCGTCGAGGCTCACGCGCATGCGGCCAGCCGCATCGGGCGTGATCAGGCCGATGGTGCGGGTGAGGGCAGCGACCGCCAGCCGCAGCGACTGGAGGGTCGATTCCAGCGCGAGATCGTCAAAGGCATTGCGCAGGGCCATCAGTTCACCCCGTCCTCGATGTAGAGGGTGAGGGCACCGCCGCTGGTGTCCCACCAC